CCTTGTCCAATTTTTTAACAACCTTATCAACATTCTTTGGTATGACTTTATCATAATAATCTCTAAGCCCTGGCTGGTTCCATCTGTCAAATTGTACATGGCCAGGTGAGATAGCAATGTAATCATAATCGCCTTCGTCTACCGCATTTGCCAATAACTTCTTAATGGTCAATTGTGTCCACTTGTCTGTGCTGGTGACGAACGGGGCTTCAGGAGGCCCATACAATATCTTTTGTATTTCAACTTGCCTTTCTTGTATTTTAAGATGCTCTTTTTTTAGTTTTAACCACTCATCGCTAATAATATCAGTCCGCAGTGTTCCCAGGGATTTTAACTCTTGCATTTTTGCATCAGAAGCTTCTCTTAAATCAAATAATTCTGCATTTAATTTGTCACTTTCTTCTTTGCTTATGTTTGGTTTAAAGCCTTCATTTCTGCCTTGTTGACCCCAATCACTTTGAATTTCTTCAGCGTACAAGACTTTTTTGTCATCTAATGTTAGTCTATCTGAAACGCGCATATGAGCCACAATGTTTTCTTGGTCATAATGGCTCCCTGAAAAATCCATATTGCGCTTAACTGCTAAAGATTCTGAGCTATCTTGCGGCAGTGTTAATAACAGTTCTCGATAGTTTGTCCCGCCTGGTTGTGTGTAATCAGAATATTTAGCTATAAAATAATTGTCGGTCAGCAATCCTTCTTCTCTTAGCATTTCTTCTAATTGGACTTTTGCTTCGTTAAGTGAATAAACTTCATCGGTTTCCAACCTATTTCTATAATCATTTGACTTGGCATCATTTTCAAATATTGAATACCCAAGTTCATCGTTTCCAAGAATTACATATCCGTTTTTGCGGTCAATATGTTTTAATACTTGCCTATCTCGCGCACTATAATATTCATCAGCCAATATACGATTTCCAGCTTCTTCTAAAACTCTAATTTCGTCAGGCTCAAATTGAGCGCGTTCAATTTGAATATTACTACCCTCATCTGAGTAAACGTTTTTAAATTTTTCAATTGTTTTATTTTTTGTTTCTTGGCTAAATTCTGTGTATGAAATTGCTTGCTTAATATCGCTAAATCTTCCTGGTTCATTTAAATAACTGTCAAACATCATATCACCGCCATGCTCTGACCCAAACACATCTTCTGGTTTCATTACCTCTGGCTCGTTATATTCAACAAATAGGTCTGCATCTGTGCCACTTAGCTCAGTTTGTTGTATCTCAACGCGATTGTCGCGTATGTGTTGTTCTACTTCATCTCTAGTAACTTTATCTTTGTTTAATATTTCATCTAGGCCAAGCCAATCTATCTCGTCTTGTTTCACGCCACCTTTAAGTAATTGTGATTTAAACTGCTGGCCTGTACCTTTTTGTTGATTTAAACTTTTGGTTACTTCTAACGCTTGAGAAGTGAAACCTTCATAATCTATTTCTGGACCAGGGGTTTTATTATCACCACTTACCAAGTCACTAGCCGCCGCGAGTAGGGGGTCTATATCAAGTCCTGTATTAAGCTGAGTGCCACCTTCCATTCGTGCTTTTGCGGCGTTTCCAGCGTCAACAATTGCTTCACTCACGTTTGTTGCTATTTGTGGTACAGCTTCAAGGGTTCTTGTTATACCTTGCCCCATAACAGCGCCCGTTGTTCCCATAGTCGCTGTTTGGCCTAAATTAATGTCATCTTGAACTTCAGCATTAACTGCAACATTTTGCCTAGCTAAATCAAAGGCAGACATATATAGCGCACCTTCAGCGCTTGCCGCCGCAGAAACTTTAGTGGGCTTTACTAATTTTACTGAGTTTTTAAGCATTTCTTTCAATGTCTGCCTGGTTAATTTTTGACCAGCTTGCTTGCCTAGCAAACCAATTCCCAAAGTGCCTAAGCCTAAATATGTAAATGGGTCTGTTGCCATGCCAACAAAAGCTTTTCCAGCATTAGACCAAGTTACGCCCTTGCGGTCCGAGCTTTCCATTAGGTAGTACATTGCGCGGTGAACTTCTATTGGAGCATTCATTAGTTGCGCTGTGTCGAATGCCATTGCTGTAAAATTATTTTCAAATAACGATATAAAATTAACGCCCCAATCTGCGTACTCTGTAAAATCTTTCTCTACATTTGCTTCTGCTCGGTCCTCGCTATTATCAAACAACATAAAACTACCAGGACTAATTGGGCCTTCCTCTGTTCCGCGCCTGGGCTGTCCTTGGTTTATAACTTCTCCATATTCTTGTGGCATTAAATAATTATACAAAACCCTAGAAGCTGTTGCCCAGAGAGGGTCAGAAGTCACACTATCTTGGTCTTGCATTTGTATTTCGCTCATACCCTCTGGTGTAAAAGCCGTTTGTGGAAGGGGTACATATCGACCTCTCTGCATATCAAATAATTGTCCTTCAGGGCTGTCTGGCTCCATACTTTCTGGGTACTCTCCCCAAGGAAGCGCAGGGTTTTGACCAACGCCTTCATGCACCTTGTTTGTTACTGGGTTTTTATAAATCCACCTTGTATCTGAATCTTTTAAAATCAGATTTTGTTGAAACAATTTTGAAAAATCCTTTCCGTCCATTATTTTTTATCCGATACAATTTCTGGATTGTTAAGAATTTCTAATAACTCTACAGCGTTCTTATACGATAAAATATTATTACCTACTCGAAGAGATTTTTGATTAGTGTCGTTTGCAACTGCTTCAAGCTGTTCTTTAGTCCAAATCATGTTGTTAATTCTTGCTTGCTTAGTCGCTAGTATTTCTTCTTTGCTTTCACCTACAAATCTATCAATGTTATTTTTAGTCCATTCAAACGCATCAAAAGCTAAATTACCTTCTGCAATTTGGCTGTCTCTTTCAAGAATTAATGCTCTCTCAAACGCATTCATTTTGTTAATACGCACTGCATTGTCGCCTTGAGGATTTAAAACAATCATGCTTTCATTTAAACCAAACATTGACCGCCCAAAATTAAGTGACTTTTTAAAGTTTTTGTCTTCTCTGTTACTGTACCCAGTTAAAAATGATTCATAATCAACCTGGCTTAAATCACCGCGCAGTTGAGCGTCTATAACGTCTTGAATAGAATATCGCTGAGTTGCAAACGCGAGGTCCTGAGTAAACGCATTTTTTACATTTTGGTTAGAACTCCCAGGCATTGCTATGGCCCCAACTGTTGTCATGTTATATTTTTCTTTAAACTCAGCAACTTCTAAAGGTATTAACTTTTCATATTTATCTAAAACCATTGCTACTGAAAGTTTTCCACCTTCAAAATCATTAGACATTTCTATTAAAGCTGTTCCAATTTCTTGTTTAAAAAATGATGTATCTCTTTTAATTCTATTTTCTCTGATAGACATAATGTCATTTTGTTGTTCTTGAAATAAATCCAGAGCGTTTTTTGCCAATTCGTTTGCTTGGTTAATTTTGTCAGGACCAAGTAAATCAAACGCCACTTTAACGTTTGTTGGCATACTTTGCGCTAATAAATTATCAACAAGAATATTTGCTTCAATAATATTTTTTGCGCCTAAAACGTGACTTTGAATAACATCATAAGCATACTCATCAACTTTTTTATCAAACACGTTTAAATATGTTGTTACCTCTGTATGTGTAAACCCACGTTTAAACATTTTTTGCGCGTAATCTGCTTTCATTCCTTGAATAATTTCAGTTGTCGCCGCAATATTTGTGCGCGTCTTTGGGGTGCCAGGTGGCCCGTCAAGAAATTCTATATCAATTCCATTTGCAATAATTTTGGGTAATTCTTCGTCTACAGCAATTTGAAAAGCCGCAATAAAAGCAGACTTATTTTCTATTTTTAATCTTGTTCTGTATTGCCCCGCGTAACTTTTGTATTCTGAATTTGCAACAATACCCATGCGTGCTTTAAAACGCTGTGCAAAACCAGCGTCAGCACCACCAAAACTATCTGCATAACCTTGAATAATTGCATCTAGTGAGTTTCGCATTTCAGCCATTGGAGTGTTATTTTCCAAGGCTGTTATTGATTTTTGAGTTATTTGAGCGCGTGCCGCCGTTTCTAAATTATCAGAAAAAACTTCCATCGCGGCTTTGTTTACAGCTCTGTCAAAAAGAGTGCCTGTTTTTGAGCCTGGAAGGTCTAAGTCTTGCCCTGTCTTTAACGCATCATTAATTTGCTCAATAGTTGGCGCGTTTGCGGCTCCGTACTCAGCGCCTTTTACCGCTGTTACCTGTTGGTTTTTCTTAGAAACAAATGCAGTCAATCTGTTAATGCTAGAATTTAACTGTGCAGAGCCTTGTGATATAGCTCTAGCGTTAGCGTAATCCAAAGTTGGAATATTTAATGAGCGTTGATTTTTTTGATATAAAACATTTCTCTCGGCCATTTATTTAGCTTTCCACTTTGTAGTTGTCATTAACAAAATTTGCTGTGTCTGTTCCTAAATTTACTAATGCGCTTCCATAGCCATAAGCGCGTGTGCTTGACGCCGCATCGCTATATATACTTGATTGCCTGTTGCCCATTAAAATTGCCATTTCCGCATTTGATTTTGCTGTCTGCCAATCATCGGCTCCATCTTTCATATTGTTTAGATTTAACAAATCAATGGTTTCTCCAGAAGCAAAGGGGTCTAATCCACCAGCAGTAGCCCTGGCATTGTTTGACGCTAAAGTTCTCCGCAATTCTTTAAGTTTTTCAACGCCTTCTTTTTTATATGCAACAGCATCTTGGCGCCCTTTAATTCCAGCTTCATAACTTTTTTCTTCTTGCGCTTTTGCGTCTGCATTCGTTTTATTTATAGCTGTTACAACACTAAAGACCGCTCCAGCGGCTTGTATCATTGGTAGAAATGGGACAATTGCGGCCATCAGACAGACACCTTATAATCGAGTGAGAGTAGAGTAAAAAATACTGGTTGGTCTTGAGAAATTGTTATTTGACCATTTAGACTATATCCTAAAAATCCTTGCGTTTTCTTTGGCCCAGTAAAGGTTGGAACCTTGCCCAAGCCGCTTAACGGAAACGTATCTAAAGAAACTGACCTATCGTTAATGGTGATGTTTTGACTTTTGTATAAAATAGGCGTTACTTCTAAAATTCTTCGTTTTGAGCTTTGATTTGGCCCGCCAGGAGCCCTTGGTTCAAACGGATTTGTTTTTAGAGTAACTGTATAGTTTAAACCAACTTCTGCGTAAGTTGTGGGAACACCGCCTAGAGTTGCGTTACCTGATGATACTGTTTGATTTGCGTCTACTATATCATCTCTAATAACATTTACTGTTTTGCCATTTAAATGCGATAAACCGCCAGCGGTAGTGTTGCTCGGAACTGCTTGGTCAGGTGAAACTGGGTTAGCATAATACTGGATTGCACTGTCTGTTGTTCGGTCATCATCAAAGATTTCAACATAATATTTTGCGGCTCCACCAATAGTTCTTTTAACAACAGTGTAAATTGTGTCCAAGTCTACCGCGACATCAATAAAATCGCCATCGGTCGTAAACGTAGAAGGGGCAACAATTCTTTGTGGCCTGTTTATCATGTAAGCGGTAATAGTGCCTGTAAAGCCCGTAGAAGCCGCCCTGTAACCCGTACTATCCTGACCATTTACAATGAGTAGCAAATCNCCATCGGTGGTGTCAGTGGACGGCCTAAGAGCCATTCGCTGTGGGTCAACAAGCATATGGCTTGATAGCAAGCTTACATTGTTGGCAACGTAGGACAATTCAACGTCAGAAAAAAGCATTTCGCGCAGAGCCTTGCCGCTTCTTTGAATAAATAATGTACCACCTTCTGCGGCCTGGGGACGAACGCCATACTTATGTCCCCGCCTGGTCGCTGATTTTACCACGATGTTGCTGGGTGTAATGGGGGACAAATCTGCTTGCGGTACAAAAAACTCAGCCGCACTTGTAAAGATTTGTAAATCTCGACCTGACCTAAGTGCAGTAATTGCGTTTACGCTGTCTGTGTTGAGCGTCGCAATAATAGCATCATCATCTAAACCTTCTGCAATTTTAAAATTAAAAAAGTCACCAATCTTAGAGCCAAAAAGCGTATTAGGTTTGTTTGCTGAACCGCCAAAATAAAGTCTACTTTCATGGAACGTGCAAGTTCTAGGCCAGCCAACACTATTTGACCAGGCATTAACATGACCTGTTTGTAAATTCCAATCACCAGAAGCAATAGCCACATCTTTTTCATAAAAAGGTATTTCAGTTTGTGCCTTTACAACTGTGCCTGATACAAAAGTTATAATTCTAGCACGCCCAAAATCATTTAAAACTTGAATATATTGGTCAACATGAGAGCTGGTAAAAACTGAAGATGAAGCGGTTATAGTAACGGCCCCGTCAACAGCGTCTGGCGTTATCGTTGCTGATGGTGCTGATGATGAAACTGTGTAAGCAATTTTAGGTTGCGTTAAAGAAATTGTTGATGCCGTCCAGGTTTGATTGTTGGCACCCCTAAGTAATTTAAAAGGTGCAAAATTCTCATGTGTACAAACCAAAGTGTCTGCTGATTGTGTAAAATATATTTTGCTTAAATCAAAAGCAGATACTGAATATAAAGTGCCAACGCTGTAATCTAAATAATCATTTGTGCCGCCGTTTAAATTTTCTATTAATTGACCCCCAGCAAAAAAACGAAACCTAATTGTTGAGCTTGTATTGTAGGCTGAAGCTAAAATCATAAAGCGTTGTGTTGTTGAAAACTCGAAAGGCATTAAAACACAGCTATTGCTTGGATTGTCTGCTGTCGCATCAAATACAAATTTAAGTCCAGGCCGTCTAGCAACACCGCCTTGCGGTTCAAAAATTACATTATCAGCAGTGGCGACGCTGGCATAATATTGCTCTAGGTCAATTCTACCGCGCAATAGTGGGTCTATCTCTCCAACTGTAAAGTTTGCTTGGTATTGTTTAATTGATGTCATCTAACTTCCGATAATATGTAATCTGAAATCACGCTTGGCGTTTGCCCAGCGCTGTCAATGCTCATTGCTTGTCTAAAAAATCCTCCTCTAAGCGCATCCGCTGGAGTGCCAAGCGCAACAGAGCGCCAAAATTCCGTTTTACTTATTTGGTCGGTAATAATTTGGGCAAGGTGCCAGGTCATCTGATAAGATAAAAGCGTTACAAAGTAAGTAGGCATTGAGCCTTCTGAAACTTGCTTTTGATAATCAATAAAAATTGTATCGGCGTTGGTAAACAAAACTGTAGTACCCGCCGCACTTTGGCCAATTTCCCAAGACTTTAATAAGTTTGCTCCAGCAGAACCTGACGTTCTAACTGCGCGAGGAACGCCATTAAGCATATCAGAGGGTAGGGTGAATTGGTAATCCCATTCGGACTCTGGTGTTGCTGTTTCTTTTGCAAGCTGTGCTTTTTTTATTGTAAAGCTCCAGGCGTACATTCCTAAAGTGGTAAGACGCACATCATCATAAAGCGTACTGCAAGCCGCTCCAGCGGCACTTCCATCAGAAAAACTTGTAATTGTGTCTGAACCTAGAAGTAATAATGCTTTGTTACATATTCCAACGTCACTATCGCCGACTGCCATCTTATTCTCCTAATGTGTTAAATGGGGGCAACCTAAGCCGCCCCCAAATTTTATTAGTCGCTGTCAGTTACAGCGATGGTCACGCCGTCACCACAGTCAACAACGCCTGATGCGTTGGAAACNACTACATGGTGAGATGCTGTAGCTGTGCCGCCAGTGNNNGCGAAAGAATATATCAAATCGCCTACTGTGACATCATCTGAAACAGCGTTAAAATAACCCGCTCCATCAATGTCAGTTTTTGCATCAGTAGATGTGTATGACCACATCTGAGGTGCTGAACCTTTCATAGATTGTCCCCCGATTGGGTTCCATCCAGCTCTTGAAAATGCCATTCTAAATCTCCTTTCTAAGATTATTCGTCACAAATAACGTCAACAAGGCCAGCAGTATCGATTACTCCAGCGCCCATAGACAGCATTGCGCTGACTAAGAATGACGTTTTTTCTGGGACATAGTTGACCTCAGTTTTTGGAGCGATACCAACTGCACAACCAATTGCGCTTTTGTGGAATGCGTATGTGGTTCGGTCTGATGATGAAACAGTTAGACCGCCTTCATCTCTGTCACCGATGACATGGAATTGGAAACCCATCATTGTGTTGATTTGGCCACCAACAAGTGCTTGCAGTGTTTGATAATCACCACTCACCGCACGCTCATCACCAAGCAAGCCAGCCAGGTTATTTGCGTGAATGATAAAGTGTCTATCGGATGGTGGAACGTTAGCCGCATCCAAAGCTTTTTTCGCCGCTATAATTTTGCCAACGTTAAGATTTGAGTTTGCCGCTGAACCACTTGTCACAACAGTTTTTGCAACTGTTGAACCAGCAGTTGCCGCTTCCAGGGCGTCAATGATGACTTGGTCTTCACGACGTCCAATTGCATTTCCAACCACTTGTGCCAATTCCTGACGCTCATCAAAATTGATTTTTGCTTGGTTGAATATGTCTGAATATTCAGCGGCAATGTAATCAGTTAATGTGACAGAAACTTGTGCAAAAGTTGCGTTAATTGGAACAACATCTGTTTGTGGTGTTCTAATTGATGCCTGGCCTTTGCCGACAGTCGGGAATTTTACAGTGTCACCGACAACACCTGTACGCATACGACAAACTCCACGAAGAGTTGCACTGGCTTGGTAAGCCTGGTGTACCTCTGCTTCAAAAAGCTCAACGAACGCTGGTGATAAATTGGTACTCATTTGAGAAACCTCCAGTTAAGTTAAAAAATTTTACGCTTTGAGTTGTCGAGAATATCGGCCCTTAGCTTCGCTGAAACGTCAGCGCACGTTTAGACACGCGGGCCGCAAAGGTTATCCGTTATGTTTTTTTAGCACTACAAGCCGCAACTTGTAAAGAATTTAATTGTATCGGTTAGAGTTTGTACAATTATTTGTACCTTCGAGTAAACCTTTCCTCGACTTCTCTGGTAAATTTTGGGTCACTTCCATACCGAGGGTCAGCCATCATACTTTGTGTTTCAGCCTTAAAATCAGCTTCAGAAACACCAGCTTCAGCCACATCCGCAATTGGTATTTTAGACATATCACCACTCATGCCGCGCATTTTTTGCATTAGACGTTGCCCAATTGCAGTGCCGCCCCAATCATTTAAATGCTCACGCTCTTGCGCTGAAATAATGCCTTTGCGCTCTAAACCATCTGACCAATCTATATTTGATTTTATAATAGCGTTGCCATTGGGACCTAGAGCCGCCAGCTCCTCTTCATAAGATTGCTCAATGGCGCGTTCATTTTCACCACCAATTGCAGTCACAGTGCCAACCAGCTCATCAAAAGCCGCCTGGTTAATCCCGTATTTTTTTGCCCATTCTAACGTGGACTCAACCACTGTGTCATTTTC